ACGATTTTCTGGTCTTGCATCTCTAAGAAAAGCTTGTTCTAACTTAAACATCTTATCTCTGAATCCACCTTCGTGTTTCATAAGAGATTGAAATTTTTTATTAGCTCTGTTCTTGTCCTCAACACTTTCGTTTACACCACAACAAGAACTACCACAGTTACATTCTTCTTTAATTAATTCTTTTAATTTAATCATTATCTTGGCCGCCTCTGTTCACCTTTAAACCAAGAACGAATCAAGGCAAGGAGTGGGTTAATACCCTTTACATATTGCTTTATAAAAATTTTACTATCTGTTTTATCACCTTTTAATTTTTCTACATCTTTAGTTATTCTAGCAATATCTTTTCCAAATTTACCAATTACATCTTCAAAATCATTATATATTCTAGTAGCACGTTGTAAATCATTTTCATTAATAGATTCTTCTGTTAACTCTTTATCACCATATCTCCACTCGTGCCATTGATTTGACATTTTTTTGTAATTAATCACTATTTTCCACCAATTTTTTTATATGTTTTTTTAAACGGATGAATTTTTGGTTTAGTTGATTCTTCTACACCCTCTCTTTTGAAGTCACCACCACTTAACTTACCACCTGAATCTTTTTTATCGTCTCCACCACCATCTGCCATTTTACTGTAAGTAACTTTTGCTGGATGGTCATCTGGTTGTTTTTTAGCTGCACCAGCTGTCATTTCTTGAGATTCACCCTCTTTATCTTTATACTTGATAATCTTATCATCATCAACTTCAGATTCTTTCATTACATCTTCTAATGTAGGTAGAGGTTCTCCAAATTTTCTATCCCAAGCTGCTTCTTTTATAAGTTCTTTTGCTATTTTTTTATATGAATTTAAATTTTTCATTTAACTTCCCCTCATAATATCGTTTATAATTGATTCTACTTTACAGTAATCACCACAAGTTCTACCAACTATTTTAGATTCGTTAATTGATTCATTTGTAGGGTGTAAGAAAGCACCATGTGTAGATGGATTGGATACGAAGTCAAATGCAATCAACTCAAAGTCATCTTGTACTTCTTGTGATTGGTCACCATTATCTTCATTTACTGTTTCTACTGAACCCATACCACGAGATGAGATACCTAATTTAATACCACTTTTAAATAATTCTTTTAATATGTTACCACTTGGTGTACCTAAAACTTCAACTGTACCTAATAGGTTATCACCTTCAAAATGCATTTCTCTAACATTGTGAGAAACATTCTGTAAATTTACTACAGATGATTCAGGATGGTCTAACTCACCCATTGCTCTACGTTGACCGATGAACTCTTTCGTATATTTTTTAGCCTCTCGTTCTAAGATTTCACGAGGGTATACTCTACCATTTTGATTTTTAGCTTCAGCACGTTGTAAAACGCCTTTAACAATTAACTTACCACCATTGTCTTTCATGGATTCGTTAATTTGTTCTGGCCCTATTTCAAACGGTAAATAATCTACTATTAGTGTTTTCATTTATCTCTTCCCATCATTATTTCATTTCTAAGACTTTCTAACATTTCTATCCATTGTCCTAGTCTTTTTAACATATAATTTTTATCCACATCTTTATTTTGTATCTCTACTTGCCATCTCTTTAACAAGGTAGAAATACTAAAAAGAGTATCCATATAGGATTTCTTTTTATCTTCAAAAGGCATATCGAACCTACTGTAACTGTCCGACTTTGTTTGCTAGTTTTACTAACCTCTCACTTATTTTATGTAACGCTTTATGTGTATTCTTCCAATAAGATTGTGAATTAACGTTTAGTTCATTTTTCAATCTTACATTCATCTTTACAAGTCCTTCTAATTGACTGAGACTATCTCTAACCTCTCTCATTGAACGACCAATTTTTTGTTTTGGTGACATTGTATCATCATTTCTGTAATCGTGATACTTACCCTCAGTTACTTTTGAGTAACCAGCAGCATTTGCAATTTTCTTTTTCTTATCTTTGTCTTTCTTACGACCACCGCTGAAAGCATATGGAGTTCTAGGAGGACCTTCTCCACCATCCAATGCACCAGTAACAGAAGCTTCATCCAACTCTTGTTGAATTAATTCTCTGATATACTTTCTAAGAATTTCAAGTTTTGTGGACATTTTTAATCTCCTTAATAAGTTCGTAATATCTCATCAATGTTAAAACTTGTTTTTCATCAACCACTTTACCCTTTGTCAAATTACCTATTTGATTTATAGATTCTGTTAGTTTAATATTTGTAATCTTATCATTTACTTTTGGTAAATGTATTTTTAATTGTTTTTTAATTTTAGAAACTTCAACGTCTACATACTCTCGTAATGAATTAGTATTACTTACATTATTAATATAATGTTTTAATAAACTTTTTTGTGATTCATCTAAGGTTTTATATTTTTTATTAAATTTATCAACAAGAATTTGATATGCTAATAGTCTTAAATCTTTATCAGATTTACTGTATTCACTTAAAACTTTTTCTTTAATCTTTTTCCCATCTACTTTTTTACTAGTTATATGTTCTAGTACAGTAAACTTAGAATTTACAATATGTTCTGCTTTAAAATTATCATCTGTTGTTTCAGATTGAAATATATTGAAAATAGAAGCAAGTATTCTATAATTAGGAATACGACCATTAAAGAAATCATCTACATTATAATTTTCTTTAATAGATTTAATTAGATTGTATTTTTCTCTACGTAGATTCAAGTTACTTAACTTTTGACGTTGTTTCACAACAACAGTTAGTAAATCATTAGCTCTAACCTCTGATTGATAATGTTTTTCAGAAAGTAACTTATAAAGTTCAAGCTCTTTTCCCAATTCTGTATTCTCATTAAAAAATTGTTTTAATATAGAGACTGATTTTGTAGATTTTCCAGCTAAAACATCAGCTGTTATCTGTCTTGTTAATAATTCAAAAAGAATACCTGTGTTCTTTATTTTCGAATGTTTTAATTTTCGAGCCATTATAAATTACTCCAATATGTATGTATATTTACTCATAAATAAATATAAAGTTAAATAATAATTAGTCATTTGAAGTGTCCTTAGTTAAAGAAGTTACCTCATTTTGGTACTCTTCTTCTAATTCAGATACTTCTGTTATTAATTCTTGGTCTTTTTTACCAAAACTCATCGATTTTTTAAGAGAATCGTAATGTGATAGAGCTAATGCTTTACCATATTTAGGTGCACCACTACCGCCCTTTTTCTTATCATGTGCCCCCAATGGATCTCTTCCCCTTACACCGCTATCTTTACTATATTTATTTGGTTCTTTAGGTCTTCCTGCACCAGGCTGCCCACCTTCTTCTGAACCACCCTCATCATCTAACTCATGACCAGTTCTTCCCATAGCCATATCCGATGGTGTTCCTTGTGACTCACCACTTTTAGCAGGATCGTTACCTTCTGCTTCAATCTGTTGTCTTCTAAATTTTGTTTTATAATCAAAAGCAATTTGTTCGTCTTGTTCTTTAATTTCATCATCTGTAAACTTGAATATATTTTTATAAATCCACTCAGTAGATACTATTCCATCACGTAACATTGATTCTGCAAGTGAAGTCTTACTATTCCACAACTCAATTTTTTCTTGTTCATATATTGTAGATGGGTTAGTTAATTCTAGTTCAAAGTTTGTTAAATCTGCATCGGTATATCCTTGTGAATACAAATGAACGATAGCAATCTTTGTCAATTCAGAAAGTGTTATTCTCTGTATCCTTTCAATCGTTCTAGCAAAACGAACATCTTCAGCTGCTAATGTAGCTTTACTACCAATACTTTCATCAAATCCAAGAAATGCTTTTGGTATTCTTAAAGCAGATAATAATTTATTTTTGAGATACTCAATATCTTCAGTAGCTTCATAAGTCAAACCTGGAAGGGATTCAATATTTGTACCACTATCGCCACCACGAACTGGTAAGAAAAAATCTTCGGTGATATTTTGCATATTATATTTTAAATTATAATCACCAGTAGCTTCATCAACAACAGGAGCTTTTTTCATTTTATTAATAACTTGTTGCATATAGTTGTCAACTTCAGCTGGTGGTATATTTCCAATGTCTAATTTAAAAATTCTTTTTTCTGGTGCTCTCATAATTCTATGAATTAACATAGCATCTTCCATAAGAGTTAATTGTTTATATATCTTACGAGCACCTTCAACTTGAGATTTACCATAAGGTAAGTAATTAGAATCTGATAGTAATCTGAAATGAGCTACTTCATAATTTTCTAGTTCTTCTTTTGATGCCGACTGTTCTTGTTTGAATCTATTCTCACTTGTTGCAGCTTCAATTAAATATTTTACATACTCTGGATTTTCAGGATCTAATCCTTCTAATCTAGACACATCATATACTGAAAGTGGTACTACATTTGTAATACCATACTTTTCGTTTATTTCTAACTTTAAAAAGAAATCACCATACTTACACATATTACGAATCCATGGCCATAAATTAAATTCTATATTAACAATGTCATAAAATAAATTGTGTAATATTTCTTTAATCTGTTCATTATCCGTATTTATTTTTAAAACTTCACCATACTCTGATTTCATTGTTGATTCATCTGCATAAATGTCAAGAGCAGAAGATATTATAGCATCTGAATCCATCGACTCATAATCTTTAAAAAGATTTAATCTCATAGACTTAGATAATAATGCATCGGAATACCCACTAAGTCCTGCACCTGTGAATATTTTTTGATATCTATCTACTAAATTAGATTTATTTAATGATTGTGTGCGACTTGTATCACTAACTCTTAATTTCTTACCACCAACGTTTCTAACAATAACGTTAGTTGAAAATAATCTTCTTAATCTACTAAATAAGCTTGTATCAGCCATTTTTTACCTCTTTAATTAAAGTAACCAATCTAACGATTCTGGTTTTTTGTTTATTTCCATAGTCCAAGAATCGTTTTGGTTGTTTTTTGGTGTATATACACCTTGATTTGATGTTATGCTATTCATAGCCTTTTTCTGAAGTTCTACCCCTTCAGCTCTT